TAAAGATAAAGTTTACATAACCATTAAATTGTTGTCGTGGTGGGTCCTGATCAGGCCGGTGCTGATAGGCATTGCGGAAATCCTTGAGGTAAAACTTGGCTCCGGTGGGGGAGCCAAGTAAAAAATCAAAAAAGTTAGCCATTGGCTAATTCAGCGATTAACCTTCTGAGCCAAAAGTATTTAGTACTGCTGGATCAGGGAACGGGTTGCCACCTACTAGTCTGCCATTAACGTCGTTGTCACCTTGATATTGCGTACAGTTATCATAACGCACACTCATGGAAATCGTCATCATATCTTGTCCCGCAGAGTAATCATGATCACCGTAGTTTACATTAGTAAGGAAACATCCTTCCAAGAAAAATACCTCAGTTGAACCAGCATTTGTGCCGTCCAATGTTTCAATCTGCATGTCGAACTTATAATCCGACCCTGCTGCTGGAGCAGTTTGTTGAAAGTGGTTGACTTGACGCTGAACTTGTGCACCCACGGATCGAGTAGTAGCGTTAGTGATATCGTCACGCACTGTTAATTCGATACCTTGCCACTCATGTTTACCAGTGATGTAAATCTTACTATTATAGCTATCAACTGGAATAGATGAATACTCAATTTGTGGTCTAGTAACTGTTTGTACATTTTGAGTAATGATTATTGGGTTAGGTTCTCCACCAAAATTCAACATAGTTACCCTAAAACGATACTTGAGCTTAGGCATTAAAATGCCTGATCCTGTTCCGTTAATAGGTACACCAAATTTGCTCTTGGTTTCTACTGTATTAATATTTGCCATTTTCTTCTCCTACGGCCTGTTTTATTTGTACAGATATTTATCTGAATTCACATAAAATGGTTAACAACAGTTATTATATGTATAAAAAAAGGGCACCAAGTGCCCTTTAATTTAGAAAATATCGCAGATATTATCTTAGCTTTGAGTAGAACCCAGTGTATTGCCTTGAGTAGAACCCAGTGTATTTTGAATACGGATGGGTACATAGATAAATTCAACACTCTTAATTGGTTGAATAGCAATATCGATGTATAACTCATTCCTGTCAATACGATCAGGCGTATTGTTACTTGTATCACATACAGTAATAAAGTCACCTAATGCGCGAGTGGTAATTAACTGTCCTAGGAAACGATCAACCACACTCTTCGCATTTTGGCGAGTGAGTTCATCGTTTGGCTCGAACAAGAATGGTCGTACCGCATCATCTAGTATTCTACGAATGTATACTACTAAACGCGCAACGTTCACACGGTCCAATGCAGAAGCGTTTGGATTCAATGTCTTTTGTCCAAACACTACCAAACCGCGCCCGTTAAAGTTAGCGATTGGGTTGAGCTGATTCAAGTACATTGCATCACGCTGGCCTTCGTTCAAGTTGACTGGCACAAACTCTGAGCTTTCGCCATCAACATAACCCACAGAGGTAGCATTATTTACTATGCCGCGCTGATAGCCTGCCGGAGCAAACCAAGGGTAAGCCACTTGGTCATTATAAGCCAAGGTGCGCAAAGTCATGTGGCTTGCTGGCACAACGATATTTGTACCGTCTATGCTTGTTGCTCGACCACTTGGGTAGTATACACCCATATATGGACTCTTTGTTAGCAAACCATCTTCGCCTGTTTCTGCTGCATTGTCTGCATTTGTCATCCAGTTAGTGAGTGTAGTGATGTCACTCTTGAGGCGCATTGGGGTGTCAACCAAAATAAATGCTGTTTCCTTGCGGTTAGTATTCAGTGTATTCATTTCATCAGCAAGCTCAGGATATCCTGGACATGCTATTAGGTTATAATCCAATGTTTCGTTTAGGATGTCAGTGTTTGTGGTTATTGCTGCTTGAATTCCACGCACAACCATTCTACGTTGAGCTTTACGCAACATGTATGGAGATCCGTCTGGCTTTAAACCGCTTGCAGTTAACCAACGGCTACCGTCACCGTCCCACTCTTTGACTACACCGCCACTACCAGCCATGTTCCATGCAAGTATGTTTGTTGGATACAAAGTACCCTGTGGTGCGTCGCTGTACAGTGAGCTTGTGCTGTCTGCTCGGAAATCACCAAACAGAACACCTGCATCTGAATCTTGATCTGTGTTGTCAAGCAAGCTCCATGAGCTGCCTGTGTAACGATAAATCAGCGGATATTTCTCTAAATCAGCAGTGCTAACCCAAATATCACCAGATGATAGTGGTGATATTCCGTCGGAGCGAGTGGACGGTGCCAATACCTGTACACTTACATCTCCCAGGAAGGTAGTCCAACTTGTGCCTGTATTGACTAGCAAATCTAAGTTGGTTCTGCTCACAACATTGTCATACCACAGAGTTCCATCAACTGGTGCGCTTGCAGTGGCTACCGCAGAAGCTTCGTAACTAAGATCTGCCCATGCATCGTAACCAGGTGTGGAATTAGTGCTAATTACGCCAGCTGAGCTGGTACCAAATAGTCCAATTCCTATTACTCCTGGATTCCATCCAGCAATACCACCATTGAAAAACTTAAGATTATACCCTTGCTCTTGCTCAAATACAATTTGGTTATTCTCATTAACAGTAACTCGTACTTCATAGGGGTACCCATCAACATCAGTGGCACCAGAAATAGCTGCTGCAATATCGCTTGCGGCATCTGTTATACTGGCATTACCATCCGTTGCTGAATCAAAGTAAACACCAATACTGGTGTTACTTGTTGCTCCGCTATCGTTTACAGTGATGTACATTGCAGGAGTAGTATTTGACGCTAAATGTGGAGCAATGTTAAAGGTATTTACAGGATCTGCCACAACTGCTGCCGTGAAAGAAAAGCTTTGTGTAGCGCTATCCCAACGACGTAAAACCACAGAGCCCAGTGGCTCTTGATCATAATCGGCCCACAAATCACCTTCTGTGGGTGAATTATCATAATGCGAGTGTGCTGCACTACTGAATCTGCTTCCAAACACAGGAGCTTCCAGCCACTGAGCCGTGTTTGCATCGTACAATTTAGTAGAAATAGTTGTTCCTTGGTTAGGCGCGGTTGTTTGAATAAAAATATCATTATTTTCATGCGCTGATCCATCTGTTCGTGCAGATGGTATATTTAAATGGTCGTTAATTTGCAGAGTATTGTCTGTAGCTTGACCCCACTCCGACTCGCCGAGTAGGAACCAGTTACCTGATCGTTTTTCGCATAACTTGATTACAGAAGCAGTGTTACCCAAGTTGTCGAAATAAACAACAGCAATATCAAAATCTAAACCATAAGATTTTTTAGGTAAACCACCAGCATCAATTTCATTGGAAGTTGGTACTGTTACTGTTTGACGTACCCAGGAAGTATTGACCCAACGCTTAACGCCCCATACGGTTGCGCTTGTATCCAACCAATAAGTACCGTCAGCTGGTGCAAGTGTTGGAGCAGTTGGGCTAGCTTGCAGTTTAGCAAGATCCACATCTGCTCTTAAGACGTGAGCACGATTACTGAACGACAGAAAACTTCGAGCTGCCTCCAGACCATATTCATTTAATTCATGTCCATTCAACGGAGTTCCGTTGCTGTTGAAAAATGTTGGATTACCGTAATTTATTAGTAATTCACGTTGACTACTAATTGTGTGTACTTTACCAGCATTAGCTGAGGTAGTGTATGCTGCGATACCTGAACTGTCGCTACTAATTTTATCTTGCGCCGTTGCAATAACAAGCAATGGTACAGTACCTGCGCCAGCTGATGCGTAAAAGCTATCATCCTGAACGCTAATCTGTACTCCTGGTGAAATTAAATCTGCCATAATACTCTCCTATATATGTTAGTGTTATGGTAATATTTATCATAAACACGCATTTATAGGGCATTTTGGACGGAAACCAAGGAAAAAAAATCTGTATATTTTGCTAAATAACTTCCATTTGCTGGGCCATCATGGATGAAACCTGTCCTTCCAAATCAGTAAGTGTGCCAGAATTTTCTATGATGTGGTCGATATGACTTCCCACCCAGCTCCATTCACTGACATGTATCTTTTCGTACTCCTTGCGCATTGTTGCTGAAGCTACCTCATTGCCTAAGTTAGCTAACTCAGCAATATTGAACCATGTGGGGTCAGAACCACGGGAAACCCGCACTATCTTTCCCCCCAGGTTATGTATTAATTTTAATTCGTTGGGAAATCTAGCATCTGTGATTACTATTTTTTTACCCGAATTCATGTGTTGCGTTCGGATACGATATTCAATGCTGCTCATCCAAATATTTTCATGAAAATTATCTCTGATAACATCAGTGCCCAATATTTGAAGTGCTTTTCTGGGAGTCAAATCTGGTATACCTAGTTTGTTACTCCAAAACATATCAGGAGTTTCCCTGAATTCCCTGCTTTCAGCCGTGTCACCTTCAAGTAATTCCCTTGACCACCCAAAAATTGCACTTGTGGCGTCTTTGAGCGGGGAAGCAAAACTATCACGAACATAGCCGTAGTTTTCCACTAGTGTGTTGGCTACAGAATCTTTTCCTGCTCCCGCAAAACCAACTAGTCCCACGATTTGTACATCCATTATTTTGTGTGTCCTGTATTAAGTGTTAACCTATGATGAAGCCCAAAGGTCTATTACCCTCTTCCATATTGTGTAATGCTTGCTTTAACTCAGCTTGTTCTTGTTGTCCTTCGGCCCTGAGCGTATCACCATCAAGCTGAACTGTACCACCGGGTCCCGGTAAACCTGTTGCATACTTCCCTCTGGCTGCACCAAGCATTAGCTTACACTCTGACATTGCCCATTTAGCTAACCAATCAGCAGTATAAATACCCTTTAGTAGATGCGATTCTGGAATAAAATTCTCAACTTCCACAAGCACCGTCTCGTCTGCCACTATCTTTCGCAGTATTTTTAATACCCTGGTATTTGTATTCCATAAAAAATCATATTCAGAAGCCAAAATATAACTAGCAGTTTCCAAATACATGCCCATGATTGCTATATCAGTAAGGGCACTACCAGCGCCGCCCATGCCAGGATACACCCCGTAAATGGGGTCAAATATAACATTTCCATTGTCAACCATGCCACCATTACCAGTAAGCTGGCGCCGAAATAATCTGGAAATATCAGTAACTTCACCTGGCAGAGTATACTCTTGGACTTCTGCTTGTATTTCCAAAGCCAAATAACTCTGCTCAACGCTGCCGCTACTAAGTCTTCGATAAGTTCCCATAGCTAAATCTATGGCTGTGTGGTAGTGTTCATTATCTAACTCTACATCCACCATGCCATCACCCAATCTGAGCTTGAGTTGCTTTATCAAATCATTTCGATTATTGTATCCTATTTGGTCTTTTGCCATGATGTTTTTCCCCTTGCCAATATTTATCGGTTTGGATTAAAACACACTGATTAAAATACAGTGTTCATTGAGTCGACCATTTACTTTTGTTTGAGTTGTGGTAAGCTCTTTGTTAAACTTGTCGAAC